GCCAAGTAAAAGTCATCTTTTACGTAGTTTGCGCCACCTCTTGTTTCTAACGAACCCATACCTCTACTAGATACTCCTAGTTGAGCACCTTCGTCAATAAGACCTTTTACGATCTTACCGTATGGTGTGTTCATTATCTTTGCTTCACCTACAAAATTCTGTCCATCTGGTGCAAGTTTAGTAATCATATGACTAACTCTTTCCAGATTTACCGTTGGTCCGTCAGGATGTCCTAACTCGCCAAATGCACGTTTTTTGTTGATAAATTCTCTATTGTATCTTTCTACCTCATTATTCAATATGTCTTTGGGATAGACACGTCCATTTCTATTTTTTAAGTCTGATTGTAGAAAAACGCCTCTAATTTTATAATTCTTTTTACCGTTAGTTTCTTCAACTAGGTATTCTGCGTTTTGTATTTCTTCGGATATTAACTTCATTTATTCTCTCTCTTGTATATTTATAACTTTTTTTATCTAAACTCTACTAAAATCGTGTAATTATCCCCTACTACAAAGTCCCTTGTAGATAGTAAAACATCACCTGTAGGTGTAGTTGCATTGTTAATAATCTCATTACCAGCAGTTCTTAAATCCCAATAACCTTGACCATTTAATAACATTGCTGTTGCGTTTGTTTCACCACCCCATACTAACTCTACACTAGCATTAGATTTTGTTGTATTAACAGACCACCATATTTTTGCAATCTTTCTACTGCCATCTTCAGTCATAAAAGTTGCACTTGAAGCGTCTATTTTTTTAACTAAAGATTCACCAGAACCATCTGATATGTTAGTCATTTTTGCAACATACTTAACTCCAGATGTGTCTGATATTACCTGTGTTGATACTATATCTGCCATTTCTATTTCCTATTGTGCGTCATAAAAAGTTTTAGAAAGTTCGCCTCGTTCTACCGTTTCGCCTTTCTTTCTAGTTCTTATGTAAACTTGAGTCGATCCACCACCTGGTTTAGTAAAAGTTCTAATACCACCAGAGATAGCAACATTACTGCCATCTGCTGAATCTTTGTAAGTATTAGAAATAGTAGCAGCATTATCATACTGCCAAATACTATTTGATCCTGGTACATCTACCCACGCCATTTTATTCTCCTACTTGTTCTTTTAATTCGTTATCAAAGTATTCTTCAATATCGTCTTTGTTGACATTATGAAATTCTGCAACTTTATTAATTGCATTTTCAAAGTTAAATAATAAATTACCATCACTCTTAACTAATTTCATTGTGTCGTTAATCGCCTCTTTTAAAACTGGCGACAAATCGTTATAAGATTTACTATTAAACGCCTGTTGCGTCTGTATTAGCTGGCTGACTTTCTGCATCCGATACCTCTGGTGTTTCTGGTTGTGTTTCTTGTGCATTTGCACCTGTAGGTTCAACTTGTCCATCTTGTGTAAAAGTACCTGTACCTGCGATCTCTGGTTTTGGATCACTATGAGGTTGTGCCTGGAACATATTTCCAGCAACATCTTGTCTTTTCACATCTAATTGATCCCCAACTTTTGCTCTTAAAGCGTCTTTAAAAGCATCGCCAGCACCGACCATATCGTTCTTTGCCATCTTATCTATAAATTGTTTTACTTCTTCGCTCATTTTTTCTCCTATATTAATTCATCATTACCTGTTGTTTGTACTTCAGGTGATGAAATTATGCCGTCATCAATTTCTTTTTTGATTTCAGCATCCATTTTCTTAATTTCTGATTCTGTTTGTTTTAATATGTTTCTTCTAACATAATTAACAGAAAAATATTTACCAACATAATCTCTTACTTCTCTTGCCAAGTTTAGTCTTTCTCTTAACATTTCAGTATTCTTTAATTCTGCAAAGTGACCGTCTTGTAAAAAGTCGTAAAAGATACTATCTCTAACCATTGGCCATTCTGTTTCAGAAATTACACCTTTGATTATTAATTGTGTTCTTAATAAATCATTAAACAATTCTGTAAATTTCTTTCTTAATCTACCTACAAATTTAGTAAATTTTAATTCATCTCTACTAATTTCAGATGATCTACCTAGATTGAAACCTTGACTTGCCTCTAATCTACTTACAGGTACGTTTAATGATCTATATAATTTTGCTCTAAAATATTCTATGTCTGCTATTTCACCTAAATTAGCACCACCTGGAAGTGTAGTAATATCTGTTCCTCTACCACCTTCTCTTGACGGTAACCAGAAATCTTCGAGCATAGACATATAGTTTCTATCATCTCTAATTTCTCCTGTTGAAGCGTCATATACTAATTTGTTACGATATCTTGCCATAACATCTCTTAGATATTGTTCTGCTTTAACTTTAGGTAAGTTACCTACATCTATTTTAAATATTCTTCTTTCTGGCGCCCTTGCAATTCTGTATATTACAACAGCGTCCTCTATCATTCTGAGCTGATTGACAGGTTTGATTGCCTTATGTAAATAAGACATAACAATATTTTTTTGTTGGTCTACTAAACCACTAGGGCAAAATGCAATTGTATCAGGTGCGATTTTAACTCCACCGCCAGATGTTGTACCCGATACGCCCTTTTCGTTAAATAAGTAATACTCTACAAACTCATCTACTATCTCTAAGTTTTTAGCACCTTCAGGTCTTGTTTTTCTTACTTCTCTAATCTTTTTAATTTTTCTAGGGTCGATATATTTTAGTTCTGTAATACCTAATGTAGGTGAAGTTCTATCAATAATCTTTTGATAGTATATACGACCATCAACATACCATCTTCTAAAGATGTCATGTCCTTTTGTATTGAAATTCATGAGTTTCAAGATATCAGAAAATTCAGATTCTATTCTTCTTCTAATATCTTTGCCGTAAGGTAAATTATCTGTGTTTACTCTCACTGCTTCTTTTAGTTCATTTGCAACAACAGCTTCGTTTACTATATCCTCAACAGCCATATCACATTCGGGATGTAAAGAAATTTCTCTATATCTACGAATCAGGTCTGCTTCAGATTTGGCAGTACCTTCCATGTCAAGGTACTGACCAAAGTAACCGCCAGCGGCGACGGTTTGGGTACCGTCATCCGCCTGGGTTGTTGTGAACGATTGTTTAGGGTCTTCAGTTTTTTTAACTCTAGTTATCTGAAAACCAAATAGTTCAGCCATAATTTATTTCCTCTTTAATACTAATATTATTTATACCAATATTAAGTAGTTGTATTTGTTTCAAAGTACTGATAATCAAATGTTACATCAAAAGATTCTATCTGGTCATTTGACCCCATGCCTAATGCAATAGAACCAATAGAGTTAGGAAATGCACCTCTTAATGTATAACTTTTAATTGTAGCACCATTTCTGTCAAGTTGGTCAACAAAAGCGTCTACTTGATAATCTACAGGATTTGTTAATCCTTCAGAATCAGACATGTTTTGTATACCATTTTGCCATCTTTCAAATGCATTTCTCAATTTAAAGTCTGTGTCATTTAATACAGTAATGTTCCAAGTAGCTATCGTTCTATCACCAGCAATTTTTATATTTCTACCTCTAAATGGTACAGTTACAGTACCTATCGCCATTTCAGGTAAAGTTGTTGATGTGCATAGAAACGCTAGGTCTTCTATCTCACCACCTACTTGAGCATAACCAGGAAAAGGCATAACTACCTTAAACTGATTGGGTCTAGCACCACCGCCAGATAGTTTAGCTTTGAAATCGTTAATGTTTGCCATCTTCTATTCTCCCCTATTATCCAGCGACCTCTTCAAATGCTACGCCTGTTCTAGTTGCAACAAATTGAAGTTTAATGAAATTGATTGAACGATTAGGTTTGACAAATATCTCTGCCACAAATTCGTTTCTATCAATAACATCGCCTGTGTTATTTGTATTATCACAAACTACTAAGAAGTCTGTAATACCCCTACGCCCTTGTACTTCTCTTAGGAATGGTTCAACAATTGCTCTAAAGTTTGCTCTTGTAAATTCATCATTAAATTCAAAGAGTTGAAATTTAGAAGCAGTTGATATCGCCTTTTCTAATGTAATGAATAGTCTTCTTACATTGATTCTATCAAAAGCACTTGGTGATGTTAATGCTGTTTTATCTCCAAACAGAACAGTTCCTTGTCCTGGGAAAGTAACAACAGGATTTACTCGTTTCATGTACAATTCATCTCTTTGAGATTTATTAGGATTAAAAGCAAGTTTAATAGCGCCTCTTATATTCCCTCTGTTGAAACCAGCAGGTGAGAACCAAGAATCAGAAACTAAGTCTGTTCTAGCACATAAACCAGCAACATCTCCGTTCAAAGGAACGAATCTATATACATCATTGTATCTATCGTACATGTATTTGTAACCACTATCAAATACACAATAACTAGATGAACTTCTAGAATTATAAAAATCTAAAACATTATCTTTTTGTGTGTTTGAGTTT